GAAAATAACTTTCCATTGAGGTAATCTGTGTTGATTGCTGCTGGTTCTCGAGCAACAACGCCTGTTTTTGCTCTTCCAAATCTGCTGCTAAACGCAAGGCTTCCGCAAAAGTCCGCGGTAATTGCACCGCTTATTGAGCTTCCAGTTCTTGCCAGCGGTCAACCAGACGAGCGGTAAATTCTGGTGAAAGCTGTGCAACTACAATGTAAGTATCGCGTTTCTCAAGATGATATTCGTAATACTGTTGTCCGTTTTGTTCGTGGGTGTACACCATTGGTGCATACCCCTTAATAACACCTTTCTCAATTAGTCGCTCAATAGAACGACACACAACTGAATGGCGGTTAGAAATAATTTCCGCAATCTCACGACTACTCATCGTTAAGCTTGCATTTTTTTCTGTAATCGGTAATAATTCTGTCGCTTTCATAAACGATTCATTCCTGTATAGAACCCGTGTTCCTGCACGGGTTTTTTATTTGCCTTTTGAATTACGTAACACACCCCAATTCACATCAGGGCGTAGCTCTTCGCAAGTTACCTTGCCTTCTGTGATGCGTTCGATTTCTGGACAGCGTTCTGCTGGAACACCTGATTTTCTCCATTTCGCAACTGCCCACGGTCTAATACCGAAATGCTTTGCTAATCCAGACTGACCGCCAACGAGTTCAAATACTTTTTCTATTGGTTGCACAGATCTTTCCCTTGTCTATTCTACTTAAAGTAGCATTCTACTATTTAAAATAGCATTGTTGCAAGTTTATTTTCGTTTTAAAATTCTACCTTAGGTAGAAACCATAAAAGGGGAATACGAAAATGAATACTGAAAATACATTTGCTACAAGATTAAAAGCTGCGATGAATGAAAAAGGCGTAGGCATTCCAGAACTCAGCAAAGAACTTGGAACCACTTATGAAATGGTGCGTAGATACGTAATGGGTGTAGCAAAACCTAGAGAGAAAAAGTTAAAACTAATCGCTGATTATCTTGGCGTATCTCCAGCGTGGTTAGAGTATGGAGAAGGTTCAAACCTTGCGGTAACGACTACGCAAAAAGTCCACTTGCTCGACAACGTCAAATTCTTAATGCGTAAAAAAGGCATCTCACTCCCACTTTTGGCAGAGCGAACCGAGATTGAAGAAAGCCGTTTATTAGAGCTATTGAATTCCGACAACGTGGAAAATGAAAAACTCTTTTTAAGCACGCTTGAGCAATTATTCCTCGTGTCTGCAGACCGCTTACTTTATGACGACCTTAGCCAAAACTCGAAAGGCGTGAACTTCCTGAAAATGCGTTCCGTACCCGTGAACCGTGTGCCTATTCGTGGCTACGCCCAATTAGGTGCTGAAGGGCATTGGGTCGATTTAGAATACCCTGTGGGTGAGGGTGACGGCTACATCTGGTGGCCAAGCCGTGATGAAGATGTGTATGCCCTAAAATGCCAGGGCGATTCGATGACCCCACGCATTAAGCACGGTGAATATGTGATTATTGAACCTAATCACGAAATCAAAAATGGGGATGAAGTGCTGGTGGTAACCGATGAAGATCAAGTGATGGTTAAAATCTACGCCTACGAACAAGGCGGCAGACTTACGCTCTATTCCGTGAATGAAAACCACGACCCAATCAATCTTTACCAAGAAAACATCCGCAAAATGCACTATATGGCTGGCATTGCGAAAGAGAGCTTGGTGTTGGATTTGTAGCGGTGGAGCATAGGAGTTATTTGTAAGATAGTGACAATACAAGGAAATATAATGAATAAAGTAAAAAGAGCTACATTACTAAGTATTCAGCAAGAAATTTATGAGAAAAATGTGAACCCTACCCATAAGGCGGTTGTACTTACAGAAGATGAAGAAGAGGTTATTTTATACTGCAAAGAACTTGCACCGAGAGAATTATTTGTTGAATGTGCCGTTGCTTTAATTGGTCGAGATTTAGGTATATCTATTCCTAAACCTTACATTGTATTAGCTACTCCTGAAAGCAACTACCCAAATATTGAACATCCAATATCTGCGCCCATTCTTTTATTTGGTTCAGAGAGTATTGAGTATCCTAATCTCTTTAGAAAATTAGAGGAAGGTATTGATAAATCCTTTATCTTGCCTGCATTATCTCAATGCGATGACGACTATGGGATCGCATTATTTGATGAATGGATTGCCAATACTGATAGACATTTTGGAAATATTCTATTTGACGGTGGGGATAAGTTCTTCTTCATAGACCATGATTGCGCCGTACCGAGCTATTGCCAATGTGAAGCAACCATAGGGCAAAACAAACTACTTAATTCGCTTATACAGAACTTTCCTACAGAAGCAAAAAAACAACAATATCTAGATAACTGCATGCTAAAACACGCACCGAAATGTGCGAAGTATACATTAAACGATATCGGCGAAAGAACCTTCGCACAAACTTATTTAGATGGGAAAGAGATAAATTATCTTGAAAACTTCCTGCAAAAAAGAGTAACCTATATCAGTAATCTTTTACACCAACGGCTAAATATTAAACAACAAGAACTTTTTGGAGCGATACACTAATGTTTACTCAATTTCCGCAAATCCCTAATTTTAAAGGGGAATGGCGGGCGATACAGCTTGAACCAATTATTGGTTCCGGTGAACGCATTACAGTAGCCATTTCTGTACTTGGACAAAATGGTGAACATAAAGCTATCCAAGCTATTCGTCCTGAACTTTTAGAATGTTTATATGGCAACAAATCCAAAGAAATGATGAAACTGATTCAATTGATAATTGAATCAGTTTCAAATCAAACAGATAATCTACAAGATTGGAAACCACCATTTGAAGGATTAACTTTATCTAAAGCTCACCATACTAGCTCAAAAGATATTTACGGCATTTTACGCCAAGCAATCCAATTGTCGTCTAGTTTAAGTAAATTATCACTTGCAGCTGAGCATCATGAAGAAAACATCAGCGAACAAGTTAAAAAAGCTGAATCACGGTGGAGTGCAAGTATTGAGAATGAAGTCATAACTAAAAATAATAACCTTCGCACATTTTTTAATGTTTCCGCAAAAATAGGAAACTCTGAAATCAAAACAAGATTTAATTTCTTAACGGATAATTATGCCTCTAATTTTGCCGTATTTAACCCTCATTCAGCATCGCAAAGTACTACGGTTATTAAATCAAAATTGATAGATCTAGAACGCTTAGAAAAAGCACAAGGGCTATTTAATATTGAAAAAAGAGAGCTAATACTAGGATTACCTGATTTTAAAAATGATGTTTCCTTATCTGATAAAGCAATCAAAAATGCAGAAAATTATCTAATAATGTATGAAGAAATTGCTTTAAGTCAGGAGATTGAGATATTTAAAACATCCACCCCCACTTTAGCGGCCAAACGCTTAATGGAACAGGTTGCATAATTCATATAAACCGCCCTAGTGGCGGTTTTCTTTTACCCACTATTCCTCAATCTCTATATCCTGATGTACTATTGATATCAACTCACCATAGCCGTCCTCAAGTGCTTGTGATAGCAACAATAGTATAGCTATATCCTTTCCAATTAAATTGCTCAATTCGATTAACACTTCGTCTTTTGATACTTTCATAACTGTCTCCTTTTCATTACATATTAACCAATTCTTATTTTTTGTCTAAAACTCCTTCCAAAATTTTCGAGCTAGATCACAAAAAAAAACTTCTCATAGCTCAAAAAACCACCACTTAAACCACCTCGTTTAAAATTTATTTCCTTTAAAATCAAACGTTTATCTACTTTAAGTAGAAAATCCCCTTATTTATCTTCTACTTTGTGTTGCAATTATTTTCTACTTTAAGTAGAATGCACCCGTCGAAACAAAACAGCCTGATAACAAAAATCAGGCGTTATCTAAAACAGCTTTAACGGAGAGCCAAACCCTTAGCCCTCAATGCGGAAACATCCGCAACGACCGCCAAGCGTTGAAGCAAACGGAAGATGAAAGCTGTTTTAAATAATCTGCTCTTTAAAAATTTGGAATGGGTTAGTGAAGGTTATTAGTAACAACAAAGGAGCTATTTATGACCACTTCACAATCTGAAACAACGCAAGAAAAAATAAACCTGCCTGAGCGTGAACGAGAACGCATCAAGCAGGCGATCTTAAACAGTGTGGCGAGAAATACCAATTACCCACCAGATGAACTCGCAAAATTAACTTGCGATGCTATTTGTCTGATTGACTCTTATAAGCATTAAGAACGGCAGGAACAGAAATGTTGTCATCTAAAGCTTCAAATCTTTTAGATAGCGTTTCAACAAAGTCTGCAATTTCTTCAGCTGTGCCTTGATTAAGTTGATTAACAGGCAAGCCCATTGATGCACTTGCTGATTTTGCAATATCTCGTGCAAAAAGCAAGGCTAGTGTATCAGCGTTATGTTTTCTCATAATGTTCTCCTTAATTGAGTTGTAGTCGCTCAATTATTGTACTCCTCGTTGTAGTCGCATACAAGAGGGCTTGAGCCTTACAAGCATAAAGAAAGGCAACCTTCACTAACCTATTCTGGATTTTAGACAATTTGGATCAAACACACCGCTTGCCCGAATGCAGGGTGCGAGTTAGTCAAAGCGTGGAAGCCCATAAAGACCCACCGCTCAAGAAAATGTGTATCACAAATCAAGTGGTGTGTTAGCTGAAAACGGGGTGTGGATAGTGAGCCACAAGGGAGTAAGCGAAAACACCGTCCGAGCTGCAGGACACGAAATAAAGCAGCACCTTTAGGCTCTAGGTTTCATCCTTTGCAGAAAAGGGTAAGTCAAGGTTGATATAGCATAAGGCTGGGTGCAACTCCCACTAGATCCACCATTTAAAACAGCATACGTAAGACGTGTGTTTTTTTTATGTTTGGCACGCAGTGTGCTGTTTTAAATGGTAAACAAGGAGCAACTTATGATAGGTTACGAAGATTACAACGCATTAGGCTTACCGCCTGAATATGATGAGCAAGACGCTTTTGAAGCAATGGAAAATCGCATTATTGCAGTGCTGAAAAAAGCGAATTTAGACGCTTTCCTTGTCAAAATCCGACAATCGACCTATTGGGAAGAAGCTGTTGGAGAGCAGCAAGAAGCAGAAAGAATAGCAATTTAGTTGGAGTTTATTTATGAAAAATAAAATGACAGATCTGAATAATCACTTGTTTTTGCAGTTGGAAAAATGACTTTTTTGCTCGAAAATCCTGAATTATAAAAATTTGTGAGCGACATCACAATTACATATCCCATATTATGATATATTCCTCTTTATCACATTGAATTGGGAATAAGAGTATGGAAGAATTTGGGAATTATTTTATTGAGCCAGTTAAAGAAATTGGTTCTGGCACTTTTGGTTATGTTGAAGAAGTGAATGTTTATAATAAATCACGAACCCATAAAACAATTTTCGCAAGAAAGTATTTTCGTCCAAGTTATAAACCTTCTGAATCCGAGTTAAATGAACTTCAAGAACGATTTAAACGAGAAGTAGCCTATCAAGCAAAGTGTTTACATAACAATATTGTGCCAATTTACATGTGTAATTTAAATTCTGCAACGCCTTGGTTTGTTATGGAAATTGCAGAAAGTAATTTAGACGAAATCCTTTGTAAGAATGATTGTGTGGAAGGAGAAAGAAAGTTATCAGAACGTTATAAACTAGATGTTCTGCATATGGTCTTAAACGGCGTTGCCTACCTTCATCAGAAAGGCTTTTTACACCGAGATATTAAGCCCCTCAACATTTTGAAATATCCTGGTGGAACTTATAAAATATCTGATTTTGGGTTAGTTAAAAATCTCAATAGTCAATCGAACCCTATCACCAAAATTGGGCAACAAATGGGAACGAATAAATATATGGCGCCTGAAATTGAAAATAGCATTTATTCTCCTCAATCTGATATTTATGCTCTAGGGATTTTAATGGAAGAATTAGAGCTTAGTGAAAAATATGACGAAATAATAGAAAAGGCAACACAAAGAAAGCCTAAAAATAGATTTCAATCTGTTAATGAAATGATTGAAAGAATAAATCAACTAGAAGGAAAATAAGCAATGTTACATTTAATTTCATCATCAACATATTGCTTTCCAAAAGAATTAGCACGCCAAAACCAAGACCACATTTTAGCACCACAAAAATATCAAAGCGGCTATCTTTTCGCTGTTGCAGATGGTGTAGGAGGCTATAAAGGCGGAGAAATTGCATCCCAAATCGCCATTCAAAACCTAATGCGTGATCCACAAAATGTATTTACTCAAAGCCTAGCAGAAATTAAACAACTTCCTGAAGAATATCAACGGGCTTCAACCACGCTCACTTTTGCGTATCTCACGGAAGAAGGATTACACATCGGGCATATTGGTGACTGTCGCTTATACATCAAGCAAGGCAACAAATTACGTCAAAAAACCAAAGATCACACCACACATCAAAGATTACTTGATGAAAAAATTTACACCAAGAAAGAATTAAAAGAGCAACCTGGGAAAAACATCATCACCACTGCCATTTCAACACAAGTTGAAATGAAGCCTGATGAATTTTTTATCCCTATTGACGAACTCAAAGATGAAAACAACGAAGTATTTATCTACATTATGTCAGACGGTGCACACCATTTTTGGGAACACCGCCCACGCTTTTCAGATGCCACAATGCAAAGCACTAGCCGATTTGCAGCAGCATTACAAAAACGTATCGAAAAAGCACCAACGGACGACTACTCCCTTGTTGCCATACAGTTTAAAATAGACTAATCCCTGCCCCGAAAATTCGGGGCTTTTTATCTTCTTGAAGATGTTACAAAATTATAAGCAATTATCTCAATTGCAGCAGGGGTAAGTTGGTACAGAGCCTTATATCCAAACTTTGCTACATTTAGCACAATCTCTTTATGCTCCAAGGTAAGTGCAATCGAATGATTGGCAATCTCTAACGGCTTACCATTTGTATTGAGTAACTCACGCACCACCGCAATTTCTTCGCTCGACATTCTGCCAAGTTCAACCGAAACACGGCTTATTTCTGCTTTAAGAGACTTTGTCTGCTTATATTCGCTATATTTTGTTTTTACACCTTGAAAAGCAAACTGAAGGGTTAATGAGCAGATAAGTGAAATCGCTACTAAAGATACATCACCTAGCCCCACCCAATCAGGTAAATAGGCTGGTGATTTTTGTTGTAAAAACAAATACCATTCAAACGGTTGAAAAGCATAGAGTAGAATAAGAAGAACAAGCCACATAGTAAAATCCTTTAAACGCACGGTTTGAATAAGAAATTTAAAAAAATCCCACATCTTGAAGCTCCTTTTTTGTTGTGAATAATGATTAAGCACCACTATTCTAAATCAACATTAAGGGAGTTTCAAAATGTAGGTAAACCAACCCAACATAACCCTCACACATAAACCAACATAAATGGGAAGAAATTTGATAAAGTGGGAAGAGGTGAGAAAGGCGGAATGAAACAGCGTTACACATAGAGAAAAAGAAAACCCAGCGACTTTTTACGGTCACTGGGTTTGTTTTTAGGATTGAGTGAACATATCAAACTGCCGTTTGGCAATTTCTTCCTTTTGCACACGTTTGACGATTTTGTAAATCCATTGCAAAGATAAACCATACTTCTTAGCAAGGTATGCGTGATTATTGCCGGTGAACTCGTTGAAAATTTTCTTTTCACGCTCACAGGCAAAAAGCGACATCGACTTTGGCACATAAACATTCAATCCGCCCCAGTTGTAGCCCGTCTTCAATGCCACAATCATTCCGATGTTTTCCGCGGTTTCCACATCCATTTCAGGGTAACATTCACGCACCGCCATCACCGTATATTTTGCCAAATCTGCCAATAAATCGGGGGCTTTGGTTTGAAAGTCATTATTGTCAAATTTGGCATCAATCATTATTTACCTACTCGTTTTTTCCACTGTTTTAAATGCTCAATAATAGCTGCTGTTTGCTCGCTATCTAGCTCACGCCAATCGCTCACTTCAGCATAATATCGCTGCACAAACGCATTCAACGCTGCCGAACTGCTTTCATCAGCCACTGCTTTCCACACTGCCCACAATTTCCGCTGAACGGCAGAAAGCTGTGGAACATCACGCGGTAAGCGAATTTTCGCCCCTTTTTGTTGCAATATTTTGACCAGTTTCACTAGCTCTGAATAGCTTATATTTTTCGCGGAATTTTGGTAGAATTGTTGAGATAATAGACTTCGATAAGTCTCATCGTCCATCCCTAACTGACTTTTCCCAATATGCACCAGTTGCAATAATCGTTTTCTCATCGTTTACCCCTTAAAATTGCTTTCAATCGTTGTAAATTACTTTCCATTTTTGCCTTTTCCTGTGCCATTTCCTCCACACTTTTCGGCAGTGGTGGCGGAAGCTCAGGATATTCACGCCGTGGCAAGGCTTCCAGAAGCTGTTTTGGCGTAGGAAACCAATCACAAGTCTGTCCAAGCGTCATAAATGCTGTCTCAAACCGCACCTTATCCAACTCCATATCCCACGACTTTTTATAAGTAATTACCCGATACCATGCTTCCAGCGTAGGCTGTATCACATCTTCCGTAGGAGAATTTTTCAGACGTAACAGTAACAACATTGCCACGCCTTGAGCCAGTACGGGTTTTAGCCATTGGTTGTCTTGCCCCATTCTAAAGCTCCTTTTATTGCGTTCATTTTATTGCTTGCAAGCGGGCGATTTTGCTCGGAATTTTGCACCACCATCGATGTGCCAACAGGCTTATGGCTCGCAATAATTTCCAATAAATAACCGTGGGATTTCATCGGTAATTTCAATGCTTGCCGATTTGCCATCATCTGATTGATCGCATAAATCCACGCCTCCACAGGGGCGGCACATTCCACGCCATCACGTTTAATCTTGCCCGCCTGAATCATCGGTGTAAGCTCACCTAACAAAGTGGCAACACGGTCAAAAGTGAGCGAACTCTTCGCAGGGCGAAATAGTCCCAAATAGCGAATCAACGCCTCGCCCAGTTCACCACTCACCATCAATGCCGCATTCAGCGCCTCGCTCGCCGCTTGATTAGTAATTAACGCATCCAACGAGTGCAACGCTCCGCACGCACTACATTTCACTTTCATTTTCGGTTCTCCTAATACAAGAAAACCGCCCGAAGGCGGTTTGGTTTATTTTAAAAAGTAATGCCGAGTTTCATCAAAATCCCCTTCGCATTACTTACATACACTTTGGCGTATTCCATTTGTTCTTTATCCAGTGATTTTTCAGCCTGCTCAAGCTGAACAATCGCTTGGCGAAGTTGCATTTTTAAGGCTTCTAGTGTGGAAATCATTGTCTTTTCTCCCGTTTACCTTGCCACGTTTTGCAGTAGGTTTTGCGCGTATTGCACCACTCACGTTGTTTGAGTGTTACCGCTTGTTTTGCCGCTTCTCCCCACAATTCACCAGCTCGGGCATAATTGCCCGAACGCTCCATTGCTGCTGCGGTTTCAGCCGCTTTGCGATAGGCTTCTTCGAGTACATCTCGATCTACTTTTGGTCTTCGGCTCATTTTCGCACCTCTTCATCATTCGGCTTAATGACAAACTCTTCCACACCCTCGCGAATGGTCACGCCTGAAATCGACCTTGCCACCTCAGGCTCCGCAAGCATTGCCTCTTTATTCAGCTCTTCTTTCGTGCGAATAAAGCGGAACAGTCCAAGATTGCGAAGGCTTTCCAAAATGCTATCAATCCCTTTTGCCAACACCGCAGGCGGTTTCGCACGCCATTGCATTTCGCCTGTGGTGAAATAGGCGGTTTTCTGCTTGCCACCGTTGGTCAGCTCTAACCGACGGCTCTCACAAAACGCCTGCACCGCCTTTTGTAACGGCTTCACTTGTTCTTTAAGGGCGGTTAATTTTTCCGTGTATTTTTCATCAACCGCCACTTTCTCATCGGCTTGAAGCGTGGAAAGTCGCACCTGCTCACGTTCTAAATCGCCGATTTGCTTAATCGCTATCGCCACTTCATCTTGGGTTTGTAAAGTGATTTCTAATACTTCGCTTTTTACTCGTGTTGCTCGTTTAGCCATTGTTTAATTCCTTAGTAATTACAAGTCTGATTTTTCCGCATTTTCTACCCAATACTGCTTCAAGTTCGGTTTTATCGCCATTAGTTGAACCATTAAACTGTTTAATGCCACCAAATAATGCCTGTGTAATACCTTCGCGGTCATCAATGAGTGCTTTTGCTAAGGCTTTGCAGCAGATAAGAAAATGTTCAGGATCATTTGGTTTAATTGGTTTCATTTTTGTCATTGTTCGCTACTCCTTTCGTGCAAGTATAAGGATAAAAATCTGCGTTAATTTTGGGGGTTAAGCTGCCGTTGGGCGAGCGGAGGTAAACTACACCACTGATACAAAGTTCAGAATAAGCCCACGTTTGCTTTTGTATCATTCCGTCATCACAGCCAGCTAAGAAAAGTACGGATAAAATTAAGGTCGCTTTCTTCATATTTCCTCCTAAACCTGCATCACCACATCGCCATTCACTTTCGGCACCCCCAAACTTTCGGCTAAATTCATCGCTGCTATGAGCAAATTGTTCACCGCGAGCGGATAAAGCAGGCTGGTGGTGGTTTTATTTCTGCCCACCGCCGTTAAGCGTTGTCGCACCGCTAAAAACGCATCTTCTTCAAAAATGTCGTTCAGTTTTTTGCCCACTTTAGCCAAGCGGAACGCCACATAGTTTTCCAATTCCGCATCGAGCGGGGCGAGTTCCACCACCTCACAGCGTTGCACTACCTCACGCACTTCTGTGTTGCGTTCGGAAAGTTTGAGCTTCAATTCAGGCTGACCAATCAACACAATGGAAATCAGCTTTTTAAACCCATCTTCCAACTCAAAAAAGCGTTTTAAGTGTTTCAAGGTTGGAATCGGCAATGAGTGCGCTTCTTCAATAATCAGCACGTTGGAATAGCCCGACTTGCAGCTCTCTTTCAACACTTGGTGCAACTGGCGAAAACGTGCCTCAGGAGAACGTTTCACGCTTTGCAATGGCGCAAGGGTAGAAATAATCGCTTCGGCAATATGGGCTGCTTTCAGCGTTTTGCCCTTGATGTCGTTATCTTCCATCGCGATGATGTAAGGCTCAATCACCGCAATCGAGGCGTTTTCCGCTCGAATGCGATCAATCAAATCACGACGCAGGGTCGATTTACCCGCGCCTGATTCGCCCACAACAGCCATAAAGCCGCCGTGTTTTGCCGTTTGATACAACGCCTCACGCACATAACGAATATCTGACGTGGCGAAAACTTCATCAGCCGAACGAATATCGACTGAAAAAGGGTCAATCGGCAGTAAAAAATGTTTCTTAGTGGCTGGAAATAAAGCCTGTTTTGCGAGTAACATAATCTCGTCCTTAATCTCTTTTGTTGTTTTAAGGGCGGAAGCGGCAGGCTCTGTCGCCAAACTTTCCCCTGTCGCTTCCTTTTCTAATAGCGTTGCAAGCGGTTGGTTTATCCCAATCTTTTGCAAAGACGCTATTAAACTCTTCTCAAATGCTGCCCACTCCCGCACCCGTTGATTATGGTTTATCAACTGGGAAATGGTCGCAGGCGACACATTCATCATCTGTGCTAACTGCCTTAAGCTCACGCCTTCATCAATCAACACCTGTTTTAACTTCAGCATAAAATGCTCCTTCAATCAGTCCCCCTCTTTTGTAAAGAGGGGGTAGGGGAGATTTTGGTGGTTAAGCGGCAAGCAACTTCAAATGCGATTTTGTCGGCTCTGGTGCCACAAACTCCGCTTTAAAATCCTCAAAGCCCAAGCCCAATAGCCGTTCCGCTTCAAGTTGCGGCACACCTTGCGGGTATCTGCCATTCACCCATTGATAACACTCACCGTTCCACAATTCACCCCAGCGAGCCTTGCCATTTTTGGCAAATTCCACCACCGACATCGGTTTTTGCTCCACTCGTCGGGCGTTGGTGGTGAGTTCGTGTTCTTGACCTCTTTTCGGCATATACCAATTCAAGTCCGTGTTCTCAATGTGTTGATATGGATTGATCTCCCCATTAAATAATGGTGCGTTGGCTTTCTTCGCTCGTTTCAACTCGTCTTCAGTTTCCACGCCGTAGGCAAGTTGCTCAGCCGCTTCCTTATTAGTTTCAAACGCCGTTTTGCGGTGTGCCTTGTATTCTTCGCCAATCATTGCCGCATCCACTCTAGCTCGTTGATTTCCACAGGCTCCAACACCACCCAATAAGGTTTTAGGCTCATCGTGCCATCATCAGCAAAAACTTGCTCAAAGCACTGCACCTGCACACATTCAGGGCGATAAGGATTTTTGCCCACCGTGATTTTTTCGCCGATTTTCACATCAGGCACATCACGCACATCGTATCGGCGATTTTCAAAGCTGATTTCCAGCTTATCCGTCACCAAGCGTTCAGTGAGTGCGGTAATCATCAGCTCTTGGCAAATCTCACGGCTGGGCGGATAAATTAAATCCTTGGCGTGAATTTTCTGCCACGCAGAATAGCGGGTCATACCGTGGCGACTATGCACCGCCTTGGCGTTAAAATACCGCATCCACTGGTGGGCAAGCTGATTGAGTTCTGCCAAGCCACTCACATTCATAAACCGTAAACCGCTTTCAAATTGACGCTCTACAATATCGTTGCCTTTTTCCACTTGCCCTTTGGCTCGGGCATTGTGAGCTTTCGGCACTTCAATTTTTACGTCCAATTGATTCAGCAAATGGGTGAACATTTGCGAGGTATTAGCACTGCCTCGGTCGAACATTAAAATTTTCGGCACACCGAAAAATGGCTCGGCAGGGTTCTCTTTCTTCTGAATGGCGTTAATAAAGGTTTCACTAATGTTTTCCGCCGTTTCACCGCCGTAAACATATTCCACATAAATCACACCGCTTGCGTGGTCGGTAATGACATAACGCCACACCCGTTGCGGTTCCACCTTGGCCACATTGGCAGGTTTGTTTTTATAAAACTGTTCTGCCTCCATCACACACAACCCATTGCCTTTGCCTGTTTCTTTCAAGTAATACAGCACACACAAAGACGGGTCAATTTGCCAAACATGGTTCGGGTGACGGCTTTGTAACTGTACCACTGGCGCAGGGCGTAATAGCTGGTCAGGGTGAAGATTGGCATTGCGTAACGCCCGCTCCACCGAGCTTGCCGAATAAGGGCGAACTTCACCTGTTTTCTCGTCCACAAACTCCGCTTTCACCTTATGATTAGCACGCAGAATATCTAAAATCCGCTCCAGTGTTGCCATCGTTTTGCCGTTCTTACGGCGTAAGTGCAACCATGCTGCACTAATTAGCTTCAACTCTTCCGCGTCCATTTGATGTTTTCCCTTATCCGACCGCACTTTGCGACCGCTTGCAGGTCGAAACGGTTTGATTTGCCGAAGAAAGGTGGCACGGCTTAAGCCTGTTTTGCTGCAGCCTTCTTCAATAATTTTTTCCTTCTCGCCAAAGCCTGCTTTCTCCACACGCTCGGCATATTGGGCGAGAACGCTCGGTAGTATTGCCATTGCATTTCCTTAACCCACCACTTCCGCATCTTGAATCTGAGCTTCACGCTCAATTTTATCTAAAATGCTGGTTACACTTTCATCTAACGGCTCGCCATCAGGGTTGTAATCATCACGTGCCCATTCAGGCAACGCCTCGCCGCTTGGCGTATCGTCCAACCCAAAGCGTTCTTTCAACTCCGACAAAATCAACTGATACTCGGCAAGTACGCCACTCATAAACTGCTTATGGTCAATGCCAGTGCTTTCCGTGTGGGTGGTTAAGGCTTCAAAGGCTTGGAATACTTGTCCTCGTAGCACTGCTTCTGCTTTGTAGCTAATCGCTGCCGCTTCTTCGCGTAACGCCCCACCGCGTTGCTCAGGCGTTTGGGTTTCAATCGCTTTGGTTTTCTTCGCCAGTTCTAAATCAAGGTGGTTAATGCGGTCATTTTTCGCCGCAATCATCTTCGCCTGAGCCTCATAATCATCGCTTTTGCGTTTCAGCTGGGCTTGCAAGGCTTCTTTTTCCTTCGCGTGCTTCGCGGTTAAATCTTCAATTTTCTCAATTAAATCTTCCTTATCCGTCGCCTCCGAATAATCTGCCTCCACAATTTCCGCGCGGGCTTCTTCAGGCAGTTGGCGAAGTTTTCGCATTTCTCGGTAGCCTAAGCCGAGGCGTTGGCTAGTTTCTAAGAAGTCTTCGCCGAATGCAGAAAGGTTTAGAATATCCATATCAATTTTTTCTCTGCTATAACCTAAAGCATTGCAAAAATCTTCCCATTTGGTAACGTGTAACCAGTTTCCTTTTGTATCTTGAATATCTAAGCCTTTGTATTTCTTAGTTTCTTTAAATTCGGCTAATACTTTAATGTGGGAAACCGTTACCAGTTTTCTTGTAAAATCGCTCATTTTTACCATTCCCAACATTTCGTAAGCCTGAGCTTTATCTTGCGTCATATGATTAGCCGACATCGCTGTAGCTTGCTGTACTTGTTCATACGTTAATTCATTCATCTTTAACCTACCAATCTCTTAAATTCATTTGAATAACTACCTGCAATAACACGTTGCTGAATTTCCATAATTCGTTCGTGTGCATTTTGCATTTCATTAGCGTGAGCCGTAGCAATTTGTAGCATCAGGGTGCTTAAAGCAAACGTGCCAGTTTCTAGTTTTACCATCAATCCTTCTTCTATTAGTAGTTGAGTGGCTCTTGTTACATTTACGGGGCTATCATTGATCGCTTCTGCTAGTTCCTTATTTGTTAGCCCCATCAAGGTTCTGCCTTTTAATGCTTTGATAATCCGAACTATTCGTCTGCCGCTGCCCATTTTCTCTTTCATTTTGCGTCTCCCACTGTTTTTGTTCGCATAAAGTGCGGCATATTCTCCGCCTTTTTTTGTTGTTCAAGGGCATAAGCCTTTTTGTAACCTTTGCTGTTCCAGTATTTTTTCAAATACCATAAGCATAATTTTTCTAACATTTTCATTGGTTTTTTCTCCCTGTGGTATCCTATTGGCTCTCTCAACTTCCAAAAGGAAACCCTATGACGGTAATTAAATTGCCAGCAAAACGCTTGGCTGATTTAGAAGATAAAGTTGCTCAGCTTGAACAACACATTGAAGAACTCAATGGTCGTTATGAAGCTTGTCTGAATTTAATTGACTATATAGCCACAAAGCTGCCCGATGAAGCCCGTATGAGTATTTATGAAATGGTGAAAAGCTTGACGGATTTTCACGCCACTCATCCAACACTTCTTGATACAACTGATTATCGCGGCATAGCATATCTACAAACGTTTCGTGAATTTGAAGGGCGTTTTTTTCTGGTCGGTATATTCACCGCCTGAAACTGAAGTGTAATCTCTTTCAAAGCCGCTCTTACCTGCGGCTTTTTTAATAATTCAATCAGTTCTTTTTCATTTATTTTTCTCTCCTATAAATTGTGGACTTTCGTCCGTTAAAGAGCGGTCGATTTTTCGCTGTTTTTTCCAAATTGTTAAAGAGCAAAAGAAGTTTTAAGCGGCTTTTAAGCCCAATTTCACGGCAACTTCCAAACCTTTTCCGCGATTGGCTTTCACAGCACCGTTTAGCACCTTACTCACCAACACGGGGTGATAGCCATTTTCAATCGCCCATTGCTGAAAAGTTTGCCCATTTCGATAAAACTCCAATCGAATTTGATCGGGGGTTTTTGCTTCATTGCTCATTATTTAGCTCCTATTGTTGTGGTATAATTCAGTAAGTTAAAACAATTTAATTCACATTTGTGGATTTTATACCTATTTATGGATTTATCAAGGGCTAAATTATGAATTCCTTTAAAGAAAAGTTACTTCGCTTAAAAAATGAACTAAATGTAGCAACGGATAAAGAGATTGCTGAAATTTTAGGTATGAAGCCAACGGCTTTTAATGGAAGAAAAACGAGAGAAAGTTTCCCCGAAAAAGAACTCTTCGCCCTAAAAGCCAAATGTCCAGAATTAAACCTTGATATGGATTACATCTTGTTTGGACATCGCCGTGAAACCTATGAAGCGATAGAACAGGAAATGTTAAAAGATATGCCTAAGCCTGATGAGCCACGCTTTGACCCAAACCGAGAAATGGAAAATTTAATGCCAGCCGAGAACCTGCTTTTGCAGTATTTCCGCACCGCTGGTAAGGAAGGCAAAGAAATGATTTTGAATGTTGCTAAAATGGCGGCAAAGGCTAACACAACACAAGGCAATTTCGCTACAAAAATGCACATTGGCAACGTAGAACAACAAAACAACATCGAACACCTTGAAGGTGGTATTCATTTTAAGAAAGGGAAATAAATGGATTTTAAAATTGACAATGTTGAGCAGTTTAACAACATAAATGAAGCCCACTTTCATCAACCCGAAAAAGCGATTGATAAAAACAGCCCACACATCGTGATTTGCCCACAGTGCGGCGGCGAAAGCTACCGCTTCAATGAATACTGCTACAACAGCAAATGCACCTTTGGGATTAAGCAGTATTTTGACTATCAAGAATGGTACGAAAAAGAACAACACCGCAAAGCCTTATTGCAAAAGAAAAGCCAAAGATTGGTGATATTCACACTGGTGGGGTTTGTAACCTGTTTACTCGGGCTATATTTAGGCAGCCTGCACCCTGTGGGTTATTTAGTGTTTTTTGTCGCAGGTTATTTGGCGTTGGTCTTTAATAAAGCAAGGCAACACGTGGAAAAAGAAATTAAAGAGATTGGAACCGAGGAATTATGATGACAACTGAACAACAAGCAGAACCACAAAAGAAAAACGAGAATGTGTTTTTTACCATTTCTTACGATGCTGATGACAATGAGTATGCTAAGCACCGTATTGATGCCGATCAGTTAGTTGAAATTGTGACGAATATGAAAGAGCTGATTTCAAGGACAGATAAAACTATCAACCGTAGAAAGGAAACCGTCAAACTTTATCTTCAAGCCCCTGTTCAAGCAGGCTCTTTAGAAATTCCGTTTATGTTAGAAAATCTAACCGCAGCGGCAGATGCACTTGAGGTGTTAAAGTATTTGGGGATTACCGTAGGAGCTGCAGCAACTACAGTTGTGAGTAAAGGCGTGTTAGAAGTCTTGAAAATGACGAAAGGAAAGAGCATTTTAGAAATACGTTCCACAAATAAATCGCCTGAAGCCACACTCGTGTTAGACGGAGAAGAACTGACGGTAGATAAAAAAGTGGCTCGCCTTGTGGCGAATCCAAAGGTACGAGAGAATATTCAAAAATTGATTGCCGCACCATTAGAAGGAAAAACGGAAAGTGCTTTCAAAGTTAAGTTACTAGAGCAAATCCCTATTGATGAAGAGCCTGTTGAGCAACCAAACGCCGATACGGTCGATTTTGCTGAAAGTGAAGAAGGTGTGGTGACATTTATTCAAGACATTAACCCTGTAGATGCAATTTCTTTCGGCGAAAGCGATGTTGCCATTTTTGAAAAAATGGAACTCTCGCCAATCCCTGAAACGCATACAGAAGAAATCCATACCACCATTGCTTTAACACAAATCAGCTTTACAGGCTCGCAAAAAGGGTGGAAAATGTCTTACGGAAGTAAAACAGACGTTTCTGTAGAGATCTTGGATAAGCATTTTATTCAGCAGATTAACAAAGATATTGCTAGTTTCCGTAAAGGCGATTTATACAATGTGATTCTACGCGTGACCACTCGCACATTAGCCAAACGAGAAACGGTACGTTATAGCATTGTAAAAGTCAAAAATCATATGGCGAGTTCAGGTAGAAAAATCGTATCTGACAAACCTTTAAAGAAAGAAGATGAGTAATTTAGCACTATTGTTAAACATCATTTTTGCAGTAATTGGGATAGTGGCAAGCTATCCCATTTTTCGCAACTTAGGCAGAATAATCGGCTATTATATTAGCCGATGGCTTTATCCTATCCATCAAATTGAAATCCGCCGTATTCACGATGGCAAGCTAGTTGGCGAACCTGTTACCGTGGATTTATTGGCGAAAGAGCCTCTTGTTCGTCAGTTGAGAATGGCTAAGGGGCAAAAATAATGTCAGAACAGATCGCCAAACCTATTAGTTCTGCGAGAAATGCCACCATTGTTGGTACTTTGAGTGCCTTGATGCCACAAGCAGTAAAGTTTATTAGCTCGTTATTTGAAACGCCTATTAGTCAGGGTACTCAAGAGTTTATTGCAGCTGTATTGATATTTTTAATTCCTTTTGTAGTATATTTACTCTCTTTATTTACAAGTCGATTTATCTCAACACCAGAAGAAATGGCTGAAAAACGAAAATTACAGAGAGATTCTAATGAGTTACAACGCATTCTTGATGATATTAAAAACAATCCACATCGTTATGATCCAGAACAAGTCGAAGAATTTAAAAAAGATTATGCAGAAACGCGCAAAATGTTGGCAAGCATTGGGCGTAATGCTTTACGACATAGTACCTCTTAAACCAGTTTAAAATCAGTTCCCACCTATATTTAGTACACTCCAGTTATCAACCAATCCTTGATAACTGGAGTTTTTTTATGTCCTTCCCAATCAATAAAATCGTAATCCACTGCTCAGCCACTCAAAATGGCAAGCAGTTACGCACCACCACTCAAACCGCTGCACAACGTATCGACGACTGGCACAAACAGCGTGGCTTTCAGCGTTTAGCGGGCAACTACAAGCAATTCAATCCGCACTTACAGCATATCGGCTACCACTTTGTGATTGACACCGACGGCACAGTCGAAACTGGTCGGAAAGAAGGCGAAACTGGCGCACACGTCAAAGGACATAACTTAAACAGTCTTGGCATCTGCTTAGTCGGTGGGATTACCAAAGACAAACGCAATCACGGCGAATATACGGAAGCTCAATGGAGAGCCTTGCACCGTTTACTGTGTGAGCTTGAAGCGAAATATCCCAGCGCTCGCATTTGTGGACATCGTGATTTAAGCCCAGACTTAAATGGCGATGGAACAATCACGCCTAATGAATGGATTAAAGACTGCCCGTGCTTTGATGTGTGGAGCTGGCTGGATTCCGAGCAGGTTGTCAATTTAGAACATTTGTTTAAATAAATCTCCCCTAACCCCTCTTTACAAAAGAGGGGAACGGTAAAACGGAGAAAATTGAGCCCCCTCTTTAGGAAAGAGGGGCTGGAGGAGATTTGAAGAATACGGAGAACACAATGAAAAAATTAAGCAATAACGCCAAAATTAGCCGTGCAATCAATAAAGGTCGCACAGTTGCCCAATGGTTTTACTTACGCTGGAGTTACTAATGGCACTCAAAGAATTGATTACTAACAACGATGGCCGTCTTTCCACTACCGCTTTTATCCAATTTTTCGGGGCGTTATTGATGGCTGGTATTTTGGTTTATGCCGTCTGGCTTGACCGCACTTATGTAGGCGAACTCTTTACCACCTTCGCCCTATTTTGCGGTGGTGGCGTGGCGACCAAAGGTTTTGCTAATGCGTTAAATAATCGGGGGCGTGAAGAATGATTTTTTATCTGATTTTAGGCTTTGCTGTAGTAGGTCTGGTAGGAGCAATGATGGCCACCTATAAAATCCGTAAAGCTCATCAAGAAATCGACCGCTTGTTTAAGAAAAACGAGCAACTGCAACAGGAAAAAGCTGTAGCCCAAACCCAAGTGAAACATTTTGAAACGAGAAAAAAGAATGAAGAAAATAACCGCACTTCTGATCGCAATGGGCTTATTGACCGCCTGCAACAGCAAGGTGATCTCCGTGATTAACCCGAGTTGTTCAGGCTTTGGTGTAATCAAGGCAAGCCGTCAAGACACAACCGAAACACTCCGCCAAATTGCGGTGCATAACGCCACCTATCGGGAGATTTGCAAGGAGACAAGCAATGACCATTAACGTGGAATTTTGGCACTTAGTGGGGTTGTTGCTTTCATTCTTAGGTTGCTGTTTTGGCTTTGCCAAGATTTTAGTATCGCAGTTCCAAAACTCACTGTCCGAGCGCCACCAAAACCAGCTCAAAGTAAACGACAAAGTGGAAGAATTGGAAAAGCAATTCAACCAAATGCAATCCTCCCTGCCGCTTGTGTATGTATTACGTGATGACTACATTCGCGGGCAAACGGTGCTAGAGGCCAAAATGGACGCATTGCATAAAACCCTTAGTGATTTATACAAAATGGAGAGTGCAAAATGATGGAAAAAGCACGCCGCGAAGGTATGCGTTGGCAGTTGCTCAACGTGTTACACAAAGCCATGCCTTACACCACCAGCGAACAGTTTTTGCTTGATGTGATGCGTGGCATTTACCCAAACGTCACCGCCCTTGAAGTTCGTCAGCAGTTGGAATATCTCGCCGACCGCAGACTGGTGGAAATCGACAAACAACCACACGGCGTATGGTTTGCCGACATCAACCGCTTAGGCGTGGACATTGTGGAATACACCATCGACTGCCAAGCAGGTATTGCCCGCCCTGAAAAGTACTGGGCGTAAGGGGAAATTATGGCACCTCGCTCAAGTATTGAAAAACTGCCCGAAGATGTTCGCCGCTGGCTAGAACGTGCCTTAACTGAGAACGGCTTTTCGGGTTATGTGGAATTGGAAACGCTATTACGTGAGAAAGGCTATTCCATCAGCAAATCGGCGATTCATCGCTATGGGCAGAAGATTGAACGCCGTTTTAAGGCAATCAAGGACAGTACTGAAGCAGCTCGCATTATTGCCGAAGGCGCAGAAGATAAGGAAGATAAACGCAGTGAAGCCTTGATGGGGATGTTGCAATCGTCTTTATTTGATGCCTTGGTCGATATTGAAGAAGCCAAAGATGATGAGATGACCCCGATGGAGAAATTCCAAGCCTTGAGTTTTGCAGGTAAAAACGTGGCATCTCTCATTCAGGCAAGCACCAAGCTCAAAGTTTATCAAGCCAATGTAAGAAAACGAGCCGAGCTTGCTGCTGAAGAAACGGAAAAAATTGTTATTCAAGCAGGTTTATCGGCGGAAACCGCCGACAAAATCAAACAGCAAATTTTAGGTATTGCATAGTGAAAGAGCTTATTCCCTTTGCCCCAAACGAACTACTGCTGGGCTATCAAAAACGTTGGATAGCGGATAAATCGCAGCTCAAAATCGCCGAAAAATCTCGCCGAACAGGTTTGACGTGGGCGGAAGCGGCTGATGATGCCTTGATTGCCAGCCTTGCCAAAAAAGACGGCGGCTCTGATGTGTTCTACATTGGATCAAATAAGGAAATGGCTCGCGAATTTATTGATGCGGTAGCAATGTGGGCAAGGGCGTTTAACTATGCGGCAGGTGAAATTCAAGAAGAAGTATTGCAAGATGAAGATAAGGACATTCTGACCTATGTGATCTATTTTGCATCAGGCTTCAAAGTAAAAGCCCTTTCCAGCAACCCGAAAAACTTGCGTGGTATGCAAGGCGTGGTGGTGATTGATGAAGCAGCCTTCCATGAATACCTTGCGGAAGTATTAAAAGCCGCTCTTGCTCTCACTATGTGGGGTGCAAAAGTGCGGTTGATTTCCACCCATAACGGGGCAGACAACCTTTTCAATGAGCTGATTTTAGATAGTCGGGCAGGCAGAAAACGCTACTCAGTGCATACGATTACTCTTGATGATGCTTGTGCCGAGGGGTTATACCAACGTATTTGCCAAGTCAGCAAGCAGGAATGGTCGCCTGAAAAAGAAGCCGAGTGGAAAGAAAACCTGCTCAACGACACCGCAACCAAAGAAGACGCGGAAGAAGAATACTATTGCGTACCGAAAAACGGCTCAGGCTTATGGCTCTCCCGAGCCTTAATCGAACGCCAAATGAGCGAAAACACGCCCGTAATCCGAATGACGGCAAAAGATGGCTTTAGTCTTGTGCCTGAGCCGACACGCTATCAGGAAATGCTGGATTGGTGCGAAACCACACTTCAGCCGATTTTGCAAACCTTAGATGAAACGCAATTACATTTTTTAGGCGAAGACTTTGCTCGCAGTGGCGATATGACCTCTTTTGTCGTGTTAGCTCAACAGCAAAACTTAACAAAAAGCGTTCGGTTGATTGTAGAGCTGGGCAATATGCCTTACAAGCAACAAGAACAAATTGTGCTGTTTATTCTCAAGCATTTGCCACGCTTCGCCGGTGCAGCTTTTGATGCACGTGGGAACGGGGGCTATTTAGCCGAAGCCGCTCGCGATGCGTTTGGCTCATTGGTGGATTGCGTGCAGTTATCGGAAAAATGGTATCGCGAACACACTGCCCCATTTAAAGCCGCTCTTGAAGATGGCGAACTCGACAGCATTCCCAAAGATGCCGATATTCTTGCCGATTTGCGTTCGTTCCAAGTGATGAAAGGCGTGCCACGCATTCCCGATAAACGAACCAAAAGTGCAGACGGCAAAAACAAACGCCACGGCGACACCGCAATTTCTTTATTGCTCGCTCATTATGCCAGCCGTCAGTTGGTGCAGTTGCCTGTGAAAGCCCACAGTCGCAAACCAAGAGCCAGCCGAAAATTAACGCAAGGATATTAACCATGATCGCATTTGTAACTTTAACCATTTCTGCCGCTGTGCTGATTTTTTACGACAAACCGTTTTGGTGGGTATTTTTATTACTTGCCCTCTTTGTGGATTATACGAAATAAGGAAAGCCAATGACTCCGAAAAAACAAGATTTAATCCGCGTCATCGCCAGTCGTGCCAACGCCATTGACTATTGGTCGTTTATGCACTATTTGCCGAACCCTGATCCTGTGTTGAAAAAAATGGGCAAGGATATTTCCGCCTATCGTGAAATTTTATCCGACAGCCACGTGGGTGGCTGTGTTCGCCGTAGAAAAGCAGCCATTAAAGGGCTTGAGTGGCGTATCACGCCCACAGGCAATGAAAAAACGGACGAGATTTTAACCGCACTTTTCGACCGCTTGCCGATGAGCCAAATCATCAGTGAAATACTTGATGCCACACTGTTTGGTTATCAAGCGTTAGAAGTGATGTGGGAAAGCAAAGACGGCTTGTTGTTGCCTGTTGCCATTATCGGCAAACCGCAAGAGTGGTTCGTTTTCGATGATGAAAACCAGCTCAGGCTTCGCACTAAAGACAATATCAACGGCGAAGAACTACCGTCTTATCGAATGTTGCTGGCCACCCAAAATGCGACCTACATCAACCCGTATGGCTTGGGCGATTTATCCCTTTGCTTTTGGGCGGCAACCTTTAAGAAAGCAGGCTTTAAATACTGGCTGGAATTTACCGAAAAATACGGCTCGCCTTGGCTAGTGGGGAAACATCCGCGACAAGCACAAATTCACGAAGTGGAAGACTTGCTCGACAGTATGGAAGCGATGCTCGGCACAGCGGTTGCCGCGATTCCTGACGACAGCTCCATCGGCTTAGTAGAAGGTGCTGATAAAAGCGGTTCGTCCGAAGCCTTTGATAACTTTATCAAGTACTGCAAATCTGAAATTGCCATCGCATTACTCGGGCAAAACCAAACTACCGAAGCGGAAGC